TTGGATTGTGTTCCGTTGGTCTAAGGTAGCTGGTGAAAGATATGGTCGTGGGCCTATCATGACAGCACTGCCTGACATCAAGACAGCTAATGAGGTTGTTAAGTTTGTACTGAAGAACGCTGAGAAAGAGATTGTTGGTGTTTATACAGCTGTGGATGATGGAGTTCTTAATCCTTGGACAGTAAACATTAAGTCTGGTGCTGTGATTCCTGTTGCAGCTGAAGGTTCATTAGCTCCTTTACAGTCTGGTGGTAACTTCAATGTCAGTGAATTGATCTTACAGGATCTAAGAGAAAACATTAAGAAAGCATTGTTTCATGATCAGCTTGGCCCAATGGAAGGCCCAACTAAAAGTGCTACTGAAGTTTCAATTAGACAGCAAGAGCTTATGTCAGACATTGGTTCATCCTTTGGTCGATTACAAATGGAGTTTATTAACAAGCTTATTAAACGAGCTATTGATATTCTTCAGCGTAATGGTCATGTTGCTCCGATCAAGGTTGGCAACAAGGAAGTTGAGATCAAGGTTATATCTCCGTTAGCACAACAACAGGATATGGATGAGGTTAACAAGTTAGCCCAGTTCGTACAGTTTGCCATGATGGTTGGAGAGGATGCAGTCAGGGTTGGATTAGATCTTGAAGCGTTCCCAGAGCATATTGGTAAATTGCTTGGTGTTGATCCTGACCTTATCAGAGACAAAGGTGAACGTGAAGAAATGAAGCAGCAGATGCAAGAAGAGCAAGCAATGGCTCAAGCAGCAGAAGCAGCAACAAAAAATCCAGAGTTAGCTCAACAAGCTATGGAGCAAATGAATGGATAAAGACTTTGACGCTATGATAGCTAGGCTATTTAAAACTCCTGATGGGGAAAAAGTGCTAAACCATTGGGAGGAGCGTTATATCAAAGCCCCTGTGTGTATCCCTACTCAGTCAGCTGAACAGGGATACTACAGAGAGGGTCAAAACAGTGTTATACGCACTATTCAAAATGCCATAAAGCGAAGAGAGCTTGGCGATTACTTACCTCAAGGAGACAAGAAATGAGTGAAGAGACAATATTAAGTGAACAGGAAGTAGCACCTGAAGTAGAGGCTACAACAGAATCAGTAGAATCAACTGAAACTACTGAAGCTACAGAGGTTGTTAATGAAGGCTGGATGATGTCAGAAGACATTAAAGGAGAGGGAGATGCTCCTGAATGGTTCAAGTCTAACAAATATAAGACTGTTGCTGATCAAGCTAAAGCTTATGCTGGACTAGAGTCTAAGCTTGGAGCATTCACTGGTGCGCCTGAAGATGGTTACAAAGTAGAATTACCTGAAGGCATTGATGCTGAGATAGATGCTGAAGATCCAATGCTTGTTAATTTCAATGAATGGGCAGCAGAGGCTGGACTATCTCAAGAGAAGCATACTGAACTTATGGGTATTTATGTTAATGGTTTACTGGAATCTCAACCAGCAATTGATGATGAGATCAAGCGTATGGGTAAAGATGCTCCACAACGTATTAATGATTATACTTCTTGGGCCAGAGCTAACTTTGATGAAAGCGAGTTTGCAACAATACAGGGCCTAGCAACAACAGCTGAAGGTTTTAATGTACTTGAGAAGATGCGAGGCATGTTAAGAGAGACAGTTGTCTCAGCCCCTGACAATGTTAAATCAGTAGATAACACTACTAAAGAAGCGTTGTATGATTTAATTAAAGACCCAAAGTATCAAGAGTCACCAGAGTTTAGAAAAGACGTTGAGAAAAAGTTTGCAGACTACTTTGGAACACAACCACAAAACCAAGTAAGAAGTTGATTTTTAGAACGACAGAAGTTATCGATGCATTAGAGCGTATCTTGTTAGATGAGAGAGTAACGAATCATGACGATTTTAATGAGAAGCACTCATTGCTAATCACATATCAGATTTTATTAGATTGTGGTTTTAGCTCTGTATCGATAACTGATGCCCATTTAAATCTTAATACAAACTAAATAAAATAATTTACTTTGTATGTTAAAATATACCCCACGGACACTCTTGTCTTCAAGACCCGAATTCATAAGTCAAGCAGCTTGTAAAAATTGCTAGATTCAGCCCGAATTCGGAAACCTGAATTGAAAGAACAATTTAATTTAATTTAGGAGAAGACAGAATGTCTATCAATCTATCTAGTGCAGCTTCGGCCCAGTTTGATGCTGAAGTAAAGCACGCTTTCCAGACTGCTGGAAAACTCCGTGGTGCAGTGCGTTTACGCACAGGTGTTGTAGGTGATACTTACAACTTCCGTACTATGGGGAAAGGATTAGCTAACCAAAAGGCTAGTCAAACAGATGTTACTCCAATGGACATTGCACACGCTAAAGTTCCATGTACCCTAGAAAACTGGGTTGCTGGTGAATATACTGACGTGTTCGATGCTCAAGAAGTAAACTTTGATGAGCGCAGAGAGCTTGCAGAGACTATTGCTGGAGCAATGGGTCGTAGAGCAGATCAACTTGTGTTGGATGCTTTATCTGCTGGTTCAACAATTGTTCATGGTTCTGCTGGACTAACAGTAGCAAAAATAACTACAGCTTCTAAGACGCTGAATGACAATGGAGTTCCATCGTCAGACCGTATTCTTTTGACTTCAGCTGAAGGTATTGCAGATTTGCTGGCAGAGGAAAAAGCAACTTCATCTGACTATGCGACTATTCGTGCATTAATGTCTGGTGAAATCAACACTTTCATGGGTTTCAACATCATCATGATGGAAACTAGAGCTGAAGGTGGCCTTGCAAAAGCAAGCACAACTCGTGACTGCTATGCGTTCCACAAGTCATCTATTGGCTGTGCAATCGGTCTTGATATTTCTACGGAAGTTAACTACATTCCTGAGAAGACATCATGGCTTTCTTTAGGCAAATACAAAGCTGGTGCTGTCACTATTGACACTGCTGGAATTGTTAAAGTCGAAATCACTGAATAAGGAGTATATAAATGGCTTTTGATAAAAGTAAATGGTCACGTATGACTACTTCAGCAAACAGTGCTATTCCTACAATGTGGGGATATTCAACAACTGATGCGACAGCAACAGTGGATTCATCAGGTTACTTCGATGGAGTAGCTGGTGACGTTCAAGTTGGCGATATGATTATGGCGAACACTTCAACAGGTGGTACGTTGGCAGCTGGGTTTTACCTAGTGTCTGGCAATACTGGTACTGTCGTTGACGTTAATGACGCTTTAGTTGTAACAGCAACTGATACTGACTAAATAGGTTAAGCCCCTTCGGGGGCTTTTCTAATCTATGTCTTCAGTAAAAAACTACACATCCATCGACCTAGCTTCCAATGCGTTGCTACTGATCGGTGAAGAAACCATATCATCCTTTACAGATGATTCGACAGCAGCTCTAGTAGCTGCAAACTTATATGAGCCTACTTATGAATCGTTATTGACGCTTCATCCTTGGAGATTTGCTTCAAGTAAGGCTACACTATCCAGACTGACAGCCACACCTGTTAATGAATGGACATACGCATATCAACTACCAGCTGACTTCTTAGTTGCTCAACACATTGATGATGCGAATGAGAAATACCAGATTTATGGTAGTAAGTTATATTCAGATAACACTTCAATCGTATTGGACTATACATACAAGCCAGACGAGTCATTGCTGCCAGCTTACTTTGCAGAGTTACTTGAATATAGGTTAGCATCAGTTTTTGCTATTCCTATTACTGAGAGTGCTACCAAAGGAGATTACTACGCAGCATTAGCAGAAAAACAACTGGCTAAATCTAAGACAATAGACTCACAGATGTCACCATCTTCTGCGCCAGCTGGAAACTCACCACTCATTAACGCTAGAGGATAAATGGCTAGAGTCAATATCTCTCAGACACAGTTTACATCAGGGGAGTTAGATCCTCGCTTGGCAGCACGTCATGACTATGATGGTTATTACAAAGGTGCTGAAACTTTAGAGAACGTAATATGTTTGGGCCAAGGTGGTGTTAAAAGAAGAGGGGGTATGAAATACGTAGATACCCTCACAGATACTGCTGTTCGATTTGTTACATTTGAGTTTAACGTCACACAGACATACTTGCTGGTCTTTGCCAATGCAAAAATGTATGTTTATAAGGATGGTGTTCAACAGACGAATCTGAACAGCTCTGGTAATGATTACATTACTACTCCTTGGAACGCAACACAAATTAAAGAAATGAGTTTTACTCAGTCAGCTGATACATTAATCATCTGTCATAACTCTCATGCTCCAAGAAAAATAATAAGAGGTGGTTCACATACAACATGGACTCTCTCAACACTTACATTTTCATACTATCCAACGTATGACTTTGACCAAAACTATGACAGCAATACTTTCTCTATAGGTTCTAATTGGAACTCAGTTGGCTCAGACGTTACCGTAACCTGTAACGCTTCAGGAAAGATAACTTCTGACCATGTAGGAGGTATGTTTGAAGGCAACGGTGGTGTTATAAGAATTGAATCAGTTAATACTGGAGCTAATACACTTACTGGAAAGTTAAATAAAGAATTTATTAATCAAAACACATTAGAT